GATGTGGTGCCTGACACCGCTAACTCGGCTGGTGCCTATGTTGAGTTCATCGTTAAGCTGAACTTTGGCTACCATTCGTACAATAACGCCGTCGGCATCTAAGGAGCTAAATCATGGCTATTTCACGCGCACAACTACTTAAAGAACTGCTCCCGGGCTTGAATGCTTTGTTCGGCCTCGAGTACGCCCGTTACGGCGAAGAGCACAAGGAAATCTACGAAACCGAGACTTCCGAGCGTTCGTTCGAAGAAGAAACAAAGCTGTCGGGCTTCTCCGCCGCTCCTGTCAAAAACGAGGGTTCTGCCATCGCTTATGACAATGCGCAGGAAGCATGGACTGCTCGCTTTAACCACGAAACCATCGCCTTGGGTTTCTCGATCACTGAAGAAGCGGTCGAAGATAACCTGTATGACAGCCTGTCGGCTCGTTATACCAAAGGTCTGGCTCGCGCTATGGCTTACACCAAGCAAGTTAAAGCAGCTAACGTCCTGAACAACGGCTTCACCAACACCGCTGCTTATTACGGCGGTGACGGCGTGCCTCTGTTCTCGGCTTCGCACCCACTGGTTAACGGTGGCGTCAACAGCAACATTCCATCAACCGCAGCCGACTTGAACGAGACTTCCCTTGAAGCCGCCGTTATTCAAATCGCTGCATGGACTGATGAGCGTGGCCTGCTGATCGCTGCTAAACCACGTAAGCTGATCGTTCCACCAAGTTTGCAGTTCGTTGCAACGCGTCTGCTGGAAACCGAACTCCGTGTCGGTACCAATGACAACGATGTCAACGCTCTGAAAAACAATGGCTCGATCCCAGAAGGCTATACGATCAACCACTTCCTGACCGACACAAACGCATGGTTCCTGACCACTGACGTTCCAAACGGCATGAAGCACTTTGTTCGTATGCCAATGGCTAACTCAATGGATGGAGACTTCGATACGGGCAACGTTCGCTACAAGGCTCGTGAGAGATACAGCTTCGGCTGGTCGGATCCGTTGGGTATGTACGGAAGCGTCGGCGCTTGACGCTAAGTCCTTGATTTATAAGGCAAATGAGGGGGCTTCGGCCCCTTCTTTTATTTGTGTTGTGTTATCTGTTAATCTAGTGTATTCTTACCCTACACTACTTAGGAGAAGATATGGCGCGAGGAATTTATAAAATTATCAACGTAATTAATAACAAGTTTTATGTTGGAAGCGCGGAAGATTTTACTCGGCGCAAACGAGTTCATTGGTGGATGTTACGTCGTGGAACCCACGCAAATAAACACTTACAATCCGCTTGGGCGAAATATAAAGAACAGGCGTTTACATTTGTTATTGTTGAAGAATTAAGTGAAATGGCAGATATTCTTGCCGCAGAAAATGTTTGGTTAAAAGAACATGTTGGAAAAGAGTACTGTTACAACCTTGCGACAGACGCTACAGCCCCTACCACAGGGTGGTTTGGTAAAAAAAATCCAATGTTTGGGAAGACATTTACGCACACGGAGGACGCTAAGGCCAGAATTGGAGCGGCGGCAAAACTAAGAATTCAAACAGAAGAAGAGAAAGTTAAGCGGCGCAAGTCAATGCAAAGGCATATTGTTCCGGCTTCGGTGAAAGCAAAAATATCGGCCACGTTATCTGGTGAGGGTAACTTCTGGTATGGCAAGCAGCGCCCAGATCACGCGGAAAAGGTGAGCAAAGCCGTTGTAGCTACAGACGCGGCGGGCAATATCACAACCTATTCTAGTATCTTAGCCTTGCGGGAGGCGCTGAATATAAAGCCGCCGACAGCCAATCGGGCGCTCAAATCGGGCAAGGTTTTAACCCGTGGTCCATACAAGAATTGGTCGTTCAAATATGCTTGACGCGCATCTCGGCGCATAGTATAAGATACCTAATACCGGGGTATTCCGGTGCTTGCGAACAGCCCCCGGCTGACGAACATGCAGATCGCTTGCACTTAACTCGCATGTTGAGGACAATCTATCATGGCAGTTTCTACTACCCAGAGTATTTGGCGTTCGGGCGGCGGCGATCAAACTCGCACCGCATATTGTGGCACTGGCCTAATGACCGCCCAATGGTACGTCGCTGATATTGCTACGCAAACCGGCAACGTCAAAAATGCAGCTAGCGGCCAAAACGTAATTCTTCCAGCAGGCGCTGTTATCACAGCCGTTACTACGCAAGTGGCTTCGACCACGGCCGGTACGCTGGACTTCGGCTTTACGCTGTATACCACCGGCACAGCAACTCCTGCTGGTCTGGTCAATGAGCAGCCTACGACTCGTACACAAACCTCGCTGGCCACAGCTACCCTGCCGGGCGCTTCGCTTGGCATTCCAATGTCCACGACTGAGTTGGTCTATCTGACCGCAGCTACGGGCGCGTCGGCTGGTACTGGTCCTTGCTCCGGCACGATCACGTACTATGTGACTGATCCTTACGTTGGTATGCAGAACGTCTAATAATCTGGGGGCTTCGGCCCCCGTTTAACCATTCAGGAGATTATTATGATGCAAACAGACGTTGAGTCAGCGCACACAAACGTTAGTGCGGCGTTGCATGCAGGGCGAACACGCTTGAAAGGCGTAGTTTTCACAGTGTCAGGGGGCAGCCCCGTTGACCACATTATGTTTTACGACAATGCTTCAGCCGCAAGTGGCACTGTACGTTTGGAGCTAGATACTAATCATTCGGGCGGTCTTAGCGTAGCTATACCCGGTGAAGGAATCTTGTTTTCGAACGGCATATATTGCGATATTGGCGACGCATCATCCGTAACGGTGTTCTATGGCTAAGAAAACCCCATCCCTTGCTGTCGGTCGTGGTGAAAAGCTACCCGTTAAGCAGGGGGCGGGGTTGACTGCCAAAGGTCGTGCCAAGTACAACGCAGCAACGGGATCGAATCTGAAGGCTCCACAGCCAGAAGGCGGTCCACGTAAGAAATCATTCTGCGCTCGCATGAGCGGCATGCCCGGTCCGATGAAGGACGAGAAGGGCCAACCGACACGCAAAGCGGCGTCACTAAAGAGATGGAAGTGTTAGATGACTGAGCACCACGAAACCGCAAAAAACATAGCTGATGCGTTGTCCATTCTGACAGTAATCGGCACGCTAATTGATATGCTGCCATCTCTCGCTGCTTTGATTTCAATCGTATGGTCGGTAATCCGCATCTACGAAACCAAAACTGTACAAGATTGGTTAGGTAAGCAAGGGGCGGACGATGCCAGCTAAGTCAGCAAAGCAAGAACGGTTCATGCAAGCCGTGGCGCATAATCCTAAATTTGCAAAGAAGGTGGGCGTGCCCACTAGTGTAGGTAAAGAGTTTACTAAATCTGGAGATACTAAAATGGCAAAAGTTAAGAGCGCACCCGGTGCAACCCCAATGGGCAAAGTTAAAACTGCGGCTCCTAGCCGTGACGGTATTGCTGTTAAAGGCAAAACCAAAGGCAAGCAGATCGTTATGGCCGGCAATAAGATGTGCGGCGGCGGTATGGCTAAGGGCAAAAAGTAATGATGTCCTCTCGCGGAATGGGCGACATCGCTCCGTCCAAAATGCCCGGCGGGAAGAAGAAAGCCCGCCGTGACGACACCGACTTTACGCAGTATGCGAAGGGCGGTGCTGTATGGGACAAGCCAAACCCAAAAAAGAAATCCACGCCTTTAAGCCCTGCCAAAAAATCGGCAGCTAAGGCGGCAGCTAAAGCTGCTGGTAGGCCGTATCCGAACCTGATTGACAACATGCGTATGGCGAAAAAATGACGACCTCTGGAGCCACAACTTTTAATATCGACCTGAATGAAGCGGTTGAAGAAGCGTTTGAGCGTTGTGGCTCGGAGATGCGTACGGGCTACCACTTGCGCACGGCCAGACGCTCCCTTAATCTGCTGTTTGCAGACTGGGCTAATCGCGGCGTTAACATGTGGACGTTTGAGCAGAACACGATTGTACTGAACCAAGGACAGCCGACTTATGCACTTCCTGACGATACTGTTGATATTCTGGACCATGTTATTCGGACCAATGCAAACGTCGCTAGTAACCAATCCGACCTCACCATAACGCGTATTAGCGTATCTACCTACGCCACGATCCCCAACAAGTTAACGCAAGGCCGGCCTATTCAGGTATGGATTCAGCGCTTGACCGGCGGAACGTCTGCTTTAGTGGGTACGGTACAGGCCGCTATTAGCGCAACGGACACGACCATTCCTGTGACTTCTTTAACGGGCGTGCCGACTGCGGGGTTCATTAAGATTGGCACGGAGCTAATCGGGTACAACGAGACGGCGGCCGCAACGGATACTACCCCGGCGTACTTATACAACTGTGTGCGTGGGCAAGATAGCACTACAGCCGCCGCGCATAGCGCAGGAGCCGCGTTATCGCTGGTGCAGAAACAGAGCATCACGGTATGGCCAACCCCAGACAGCGCTTCTACATATCAGTTTGTGTACTGGCGCATGCGCCGTATTCAAGACGCCGGCACCGGCGGAGCTTACACAATGGACGTGCCGTTCCGTTTCGTGCCGTGTTTGGTTGCGGGGTTGACGTACTACTTGTCCTTAAAGATTCCAGAAGCGGCTAGCCGTATTGATATGCTCAAGGCCATGTACGACGAGGCTTGGACGACAGCCGCCGCAGAAGATCAAGACCGTGCCGCAGTTCGGTTCGTGCCACGGCAGATGTTTATTGGCGGTGCGTAATGGGCAATAAGTTTGCTTCAGGCAAGAACTCGATTGCCGAGTGTGATCGGTGCGGGTTCCGCTTCAAGCTGACGGTGCTGCGTAAAGAGATTATCAAGACAAAGACGTATAACTTATTGGTGTGCCCTACGTGCTGGGACCCAGATCAGCCACAGTTGTCTTTGGGCATGTACCCAGTTAGTGACCCACAAGGTGTTCGTGACCCACGGCCAGACCTGAGTTATTATCAGGCAGGATATACCGGACTACAGCTAACGCAGACACCGGGCACTTCCGAAGACGCTAATGGCGATCCTAGCGGCGGTAGCAGGGTGTTTCAGTGGGGGTGGGGGCCTGTAGGCGGGGCGAGTTCTAACGATGATGGGCTGACACCTAACTATTTGGTATCGCCCGGTCTGGTAAGCAACGTAACGATTACGACTACATAGGAGTCTAAAATGGACAACATGAAAAAAGTGGCTAAGGCCGAAGTTAAGGTTCACGAAAAGAAGATGCACGGCATGAAAAAGGGCGGCGTTGCCAGCATCGACATGAAAAAAATGGGACGTAATGTAGCCCGCGCAATGAACCAAAAATCTGGTTCGAGAGGCCGATAATGGCCAAGTTCTCACAAAAGCTAATGGGCAAAGAAGTCGGCTCGGCTGCTGTGTATGCAAAGCCGCACTCAATGACCGGAGGTCCTATGAAGATGAAGAAACCCGCTGATCCGAATACGCTTACCACTAAGCAGATGACCAACAGAACGGTATCCCCGCGTGTAAGCATGGGCGACCCTGCCGCAGATGACGTTAAAAAAGACGGCATCAAAATGCGTGGTACTGGCGCAGCAACTAAGGGCGTAATGTCCCGTGGACCAATGGCATAAGCATGAACTACGCGCAGCTTTCGTCAGCTATCAAGGGGTATTGCGAGAACGACTTCCCGGCAACGGTAGGATCGTTTACGTCTACTGACCAGATAGACACGTTTATTAAGCAGGCGGAACAGCGTATTTATAACTCTGTTCAGCTTCCGCCATTGCGCAAAAACATTATTGGTTCGGCCACAATCAATAATAAATACATGGCTGCACCAGATGACTTTTTATCGGTGTATTCAATTGCGGTAATCAGCGGGTACGGGACTGCCAGCGAAGACTACACATTCCTATTAAACAAGGATGTAAACTTTATTCGTGAGTCATACCCAAATCCGGGTATCACGGGCAAGCCTTCGTACTACGCTATTTTTGGGCCGTACGTAACTAACTCTGTAATTACTGACGAGCTAAGTTTTATTCTGGGACCTACGCCAGACGCAAGCTATTTTATAGAGTTACATTATTACTACTACCCTGAGAGCATTGTTACTGCCGGTACGACGTGGCTCGGGGATAACTTTGATTCCGCGCTGCTGTATGGCGCACTTATGGAGGCTGCGGCTTTTCTTAAGTCTGAGCCTGACATATTACAGAATTACACAGCCCGGTATGGCGACGCATTAGCTATGCTGAAACGTCTGGGTGACGGTCTGGAGCGCAGCGATGCTTACCGCTCTGGCCAAGCTAGGGTACAAGTCACATGATCCAGCAAGGACTAACAACAAGTTTTAAGCAGCAGATTCTGTTGGGTCAGCACGACCTAGATACAGATTCTCTGTACATTGCACTTTATACGGCACTTGCATCTTTAGGCCCAGATACGACGGAGTATTCGGCAGCAACTCCGGGGCAAATTACTGGGACAGGGTACACGGCAGGTGGTATTCTACTAACTAATGTGTCCGTCAATGTTTCTGGGTTAATCGCGTATGTTAATTTTGATAATCCAGTATGGAACCCAGGAGTTTTTACGGCTCGCGGGGCTTTGATTTATAACTCAAGTAAGAGTAATAAATCTATTGCGGTTTTAGATTTTGGTTCGGATAAGACATCGACCAATACGTTTACAATAACTTTGCCAGCTAACACAGCGTCCTCGGCGCTAATTCGCATAACTTAAGGAGTTACTATGTTTGATTCAAAGACAAAAGCTATGGATATTGTCTCCGCCGACGT